TCCTTCTTGCCGATGTGTAGACTTTTTCTTCCTCTTCATCGCCTACGCTTCTTAAGCCCCGGGTCTGTACGATGGTCTTTTTATCACCACCGCTGTCAGCAGTAAAGCTCGTATTGAATCCCTTCTCGCCGAATGTGTGCGAAATTTCGGTTATAATTCCTATGTCCTTGTTACCGCATGTCGCATAGTCTCCGACTAACAACTGCGGTCTTATCGTACAGTTATAGGATTCGTGTAGCCCTGTCTTTTTAAGCTGTTTTGCCAGGGTGAGCGCGTAATTTTCAAGCTCGTTTTGGGTCGTATTTTCAAGCGTTTGTGCGAAATAGGTCTTATTGGGAGCTACAGTCCAATGCTTAAAGGTTGTCACGTTTTTAATAACTGGGGTTAGGTCGTTACCGTTTGAGTCCTTGCCGGTACAGTATATCTTTGAATAAGCGCCGTCTATACACTTGCTGGACGAACGTTTAAATAACTGTCCCATGCCAAATTTAAAAACACTCTTCGGCAGGAACATTGCCCTGAACGCATTGTATCCGATGATAATTTCACCGTCCGGCATTTCTTCGATTCCCCAGTCCGTTCCGTCAGCCACTCCTGACGCTTCATCGCATATTTTTTGTAATAAACTTAAGCCGGTATCGGGTGGATTATACTCTATCGTAAGCTCGTTAAGATTAGCCTCTATTTCGTAATTGTCTAAACCCAAAGAATCCAGCACCCACTTACAGAGATTAGTCACTGTATCGGTCTTTTTGTCAGCCAGATTGATAGTCTGGTCGTTCAGATAATGGCCTGTCCTGTTACGCCCTGAGATAGACACTTTATCTTTGTAGTATTCAAAATCCACCTGGTCCAGATGTACTTCGCACAAATCGTAAACCTCAGAATCACCCATCATAATTCCCAACGTTGCTTTAGCCCCGGGAGTGAAGAGAGTCTCATTTTTGGCAAATGCATCAATATCATAATTCTTTATGTCGGCATTTACCTGCACAATAGGGTTATCTATGGAAGTTCTATAGTTGCCATTTGCGACCAGAGTGCCCATTTCTTTGACATAGCAATATCTGAGTAAATATAACTCGTTCTCGTCGCCGTCTAATATAGCTGTTCCATATAAAGCCCCGGTGGATGGATGCGCCCAGGATAGCTGTGTATAAGCATCATTCGTCACGCTTTCCTCGCTTTCGGCTCTTGCAGTATCCCAATGGCCTTCAAAAACATATAAATCCTTCCTTGCGATGCCATCATGCAAATAAAGGGATTGAGCCTCGGCTGTGTAATAATGGGCTATACTGCCGGTGTTATCCACTCCCTCGGCTCTTTTTGTATAAAAATCCCAGTAATACGCTCTCGGTGTAGTCATGTCTAATCACCTCATTCCGTATGTTCTCCGAACTGGACTGTATAGCTGATATCAAGTACATGGTCAGCATCCTTAGCGATATACGGAGTATGATAATCTGCTGTTATTACATCCCCATTCGCAGGAGCGCTGGCAAAAACAACCGCCTTGAAGTCGTCTGTATTCCATGTAAAGTATATCGGTTGTGCCTGATTGTCTAAGCCTAATGCTTTATAATACTTATAATGCCCGCTTGTAGCGTCCAGAGCCCTCGGATTTGCCTCTGTTACATTGTCAGAGCCGTTATATATTTCTGTCCACGATTCAAGGTCGTTTGAGCCATATAAAGCGGTTCTGTAGCCTGACGAATTGTTCCCAGGGTACATTGAAGCAAAACCAATATCAGATATCATATTATGGATGATAGCGCCAGCTTCCATAACGTATTTATCCCTGTTTAAATATCCTGTATTATTTGGTTCTGCAGAATCATCTATAATATCCTTAGATGCTGTCGAACTGCTTAAGATTCTTCTTACATAAGCCTGTTTAAGGTTCAGAGTATTCGCGGGGATTTTTCTTATAGTGACACCACTCATAACCTGTGTGCCGTTTACATAAATCTTTGCGTTCTCCGGGAAGTCGAATTTCAAAGCGAAATTCTTCGTACTTCCGTCCCCAGTTCCCACAGCTTCGCCCACGATGTTATCACCGGCATAGAAGTCACTTGCCGACAATCTGATTGACCTATATCCTTCGGTATTAACCCATACTGCACCGATACCGCCCGCGTTTGCCTCGGATACAGTATATCTCGGTACGGCAAACACTGCCTTTTTGTTTGGTGCGTCAAAGGTTATCGTAGCTGTTTTGTAGTCAAGATAATTGTGGTCTACATTATTGTAGCCTTTATATTTATAACTTCCTTCTTTAGTGAAATACGCACCTTTCGGGAATGGTATATTTGAATATTGTGTCTTGGTCGTACCCAATACCCAGCCTTTAAATAGCGCGCTTTTGTTTGTACTCGAATAATAGAATGAAGCGTCAAGATACAGATTGCCTATCTGCGTCCAATGAGCGTACACGGTGGCATATATGTTTACTATATCAGTGTCGGTCTTCTGAATAGAAATCTGATTTCCGTTCATATCCTGAAGCATTGCATGAGTGCAAAGATTATCAGCACTCGAACCATATCCAATACCTACTTCGGTTATTGTTACTCCTACTGCTGTGTTTTCGTCAAGTTGAATCATGCCCCTTGCTGATGCTATACCGTTCTTAAGGTCGCAAGTGTATTCATACCCGGACATACCGTTGACTTCCGAATCTTTAACAGCCACAGATGCTACATGGTTAAAGAGCGTAGAATCGCTCGCTGACGGGGTTCCAGTTCCAGACCCATAAAATATATATCCGAAATATCTGTTGCCATTATCAGCCAATAACGCTGTCCAAAGCCTGTTTAAAACGATATTCTCGGCATAAGCCTTCTGTTTTACTTCCCCTGTCCGGGAATCTATAACCTCAATATCAAATCTGTTATGGATTGATACTTTCTGTTTGATATCCATTTTATACCTCCTATAAATCGCCTACATGCGTCAAAGTAGCCGTAGCCCCGGCGCTGACGTCTATGTGCTCTTTAGTAAAACCATCGTGATAGTATACCTTTGTCAGCGTTCCTATCGCGCTCGCCGATACATCCAAATGCTCTACATCGTTCTGATGTCCTTTCCAGGTTAAGCCAGCCGGTGTAAATGTTCCATTAAAAGCTTGTACGGGACCGCCTGCGCCTTCAAGGATTCCAGCGCCATCATAATGCACCGTGACGTCCCCGATTGCTGACGAAATATTGGGGATGTCAAGTGTCAGAATCAATTCATTATCGGCGCCCTTTGTGATACTCTCTACGCTTCGTGTAGTGCCCGTTAAGACCCCTTCGGGAGTATAGGGATATTCATATAGGCTCACGCTGAAATTGTCCTTTAAACCGCTTATATCGTCCGTTATAATGTCCTCTGTTAAGGTTACCGTGATAACCTCGCCGTCCGCATCGACTTCTGCAGAATCAAACTCAGGTATCGGGTCCTGCGGCGGCTCTAAGTTTTCGGGCACAAAACTGATTGAAAAGCTGTCTGTTTCTGTTGCCGGGGATAACAACGTGCCTTTTGTATAAGTTACCGTCATAGTCCGTGTGCCAGATAGATTGAAATTCGTAAAAATCAGCTTTATATAATTCCCTTGACATTCCACCGACTCGCAGTTAAAACGCACGTTCTGAGAATCTCGCAAGACAAATTCGCTTGCGGCACCTTCTGTACATGGATAATCCATTTCAATCAGAATCGCCCGGCCCCAGTCTTCGTCTTCGTCCTCGACATTGTGGACCTCAACTGGAACCGCGGAAAGACCGTAAATCAAATCCCCGGTTGCGCTTGCGCTGACGTCTAAGTGTTCGATTGTCTGTCCTTCGTGATATTCAATCAAAGAGTTCTTAGCCGTCGCCTTGACGCTTACCTCTATATTTTCTACGTTTCTCGCGCCTATACCTTCTGTATGAGTATATAATTCGTACAAATCCCCGTTAGTATCCAGAATCTGCAACCCAACTCTGTAATCCCATGTCCGGAATGCAGCGATCTTGCTCAATGTAACATCCGGTACTGTCTGAACCAATTCGGCATCATACCAGGTTCCGTCTATAAGTTGGCGGTAAAAGAGCTGTCCGCCCATCAGAAAGAATACTGTTAAGCCAAAATCCCACAGCCCACGCTCACCTGCAGGCCCTCTCACAGCAGACACATCAGTAACATTCCCTTCTGCCAGCGTATATGTCCAAGCGCCTAAAGGTGTACATTTTCTCGCCTTAAGCTGTCCTTCCGGAGTCCGCCAGAATACCCAAGGCTCTCTGTCGGTAACATACTCCCACTCGCCCTGCGTGTTCCGTTTTGGAGTGGAGTTAAAGCAAATAGCACAATCATATGCGCTTGCGGTAAAACTGTATTCCGTCCAATCAGCCTTAGAGAGAACTTCCTTATTTGGAGCGTGCTTAATGTATAAAACCTGCTGTTCGATGTATGCCACCCAGATTTCTTCGTCTGCTTTTCCAAATTTCGGATGGCACACATCTACATCAGAATCAATTATCCCAGCATGTGTACGGATTTTTACCTTTTCGATAAAATCCGCATCTCTCAGAGGAACTTCCGGACGTGATATCTTAAGAGATGTTCGCGGATTGGCTTTGTTTGCTATGGTCTGTTCCGTGCTTGCAAGCCTTTCGGCTAATATCTCGTTGACTGGTCTCATTCAATCACCTCTTTCACAAGGAGTGTGAACTCACCGGCTCCGTTCTCGTTTCTGAACTGCTCCCACTTGATATCTCCGTCAATGAATCCGACAAAGGTCTTGTCTTTCCATTCTACCGAAACAAGTGCTCCGGTGTTCGAAGCTTCATCCGTGTTGTACCTGTCCTCACTTGATTCGCACCATATAGTGACCGATTTTTTCATATCGGGCTCTCCCGTAGTCTGCAGATACGGAGTGCCATCAAGAGCGGAGCTGAGTATCTTTCGCGCTTTAAATGAATTAACACATCCAAGGGTGAACCCAAGGACTGTATCGTCATTCCTAATCTTATCAGCCATAAGCTACCCTCACCTCCTTGCTAAGCTCGTCAACCAAGCCATTAAAAGCATAGTCCGCAGCGGCTACAAATTCGCCCTGGTTGTTTACTCCCTCGATCCTGATCGTGCCCGAATGCCGGATTGTTGTCTTGCCGAGCACGTTTGATACAGCCTGTTCAATCGTAGCAAGCGGAGCCTCTATGTTCGTGCCCTTCTTCTGGTCTCCGACTACTGCCAGGAATGGCTTATTCGGTTCAAGAACCGCGCCCTTCGCAAGCGCACTCAAGCCATATTGTTTGCGGAGTTCATTGACTGCTGCTTTGTCGTTTGTATCAATCGTTCCGGCTTTCTGTCTTGCATTCAGTTCCTTCAGGTAAGCGTTAAGCTTCTCAGAATCGCTTTTCGAATCATCGAATAACCAGTATTTAATACCTTCGCCTATCTGTGAGAGACTGCTTATGACATTCAGTGTCTTCTCCTGAATCCAGTCAAAGAAATCAGATAATGCCTGTTTTGGATCGTCTATAAAGTTCTTAATCCCCTTAAAAACGTCACCGATAAGTCCAAAAGCTTCATCAAGAATGCTGCCAAAGAGCTCGAAAGCTTCCGGAACTCCTTCAGACAGGAATCCAACTACTCCGCCAAGTCCTCCAAGAAGTCCGTCTTCGTCTCCCAGGCTACTTGTTACCTCGTCAATACCATCTACTATTCCGCCAAATATCCAGTTAATGAACTCAAGTACCGGCTTCAGGATCATATTAACCAGGTCAAGGACAGGCTGTAATACCTTCGCAAGCACCTCAAACAACGGGTTAAGTATCTGTAAACAGGATATTATAGGTCTTAAGATTGTAGTTGCCAGTGTAAGCAACGGGTCAATCAAGTTAAGGATCAGGTCAAGGATTGGCTCAATCACCTTCCAGATGCTTTCCAGCAGAGGCATGATAGCTTCAAGTATCTTCTGGAGAACCGGAAGCACTGCTTTCACTATCTTTGTGATTACCGGAACTATTTTCTTTATCAGTTCCACGAATATCGGCATGATCGTCTTAACAATGTCCTCAAATAAAGGCATTAAAGCGTCAAGCAAGTCAAATATCAGTGGCAGAATCTGCTCTGCAAGGTCCATTATGACAGGCATAAGCGTTTCAAAAAGCTTTGCCATTGTAGGTCCCAGTCTGTCAAATATCGCCTGAATCTTTGGCAAGAACTGCATTATCATCTCTGCGAACTGCTGTACTACTGGTATAAGACTGTTTCCGAGCCCTGTTTTTAACGCTGCGAAGCTTTGCTTCAGGTTCGTCAGCGTATCATTAAGCTTAGCGCCTGCCTTTACTTCCTCTTCAGAGAATACCAACCCGAGTTCATGAGCTTCGTTCTTCATGTCCTCGATAGCCTGTGAACCCTGATTTAGCATTGGAGCCATCTCGGTTCCTGCTCTTCCAAACAGTTTTGTCGCTATCGCAGTACGTTCCGCGCCTTCTTCCATGTCGGCAAGCTTAAGGATCGCCTCGTTCATGACGTCCTCAACATTCCTCATGGAACCGTCTGCGTTTGTGATGGATATGCCAAGCTTCTCAAATTCTTCGCTTGTGGTATTTCCTTCCTCATCTACTCCAGTCATGGCCTTTTGAAGTGACTTCATGCCCGTTTTCATCGTGTCTATAGACATTCCTGAAAGTTCCATGGCATGATTCCATTCCTGGTAGCCTTCGGCAGATATCCCCATCTTCTGGGATGCCTTGTCTATCTCATCCATAGCCGAAGCGGATGAAGATGCCAGCTTTGTCATCCCTGCGACAGCTCCGGCAGCAGCAGTTGCAATACCTGCAGCAAACTTGGCAGCAGCTTTGACACCGTTGCCGAGTGCTTTGGCTACCTTGCCCGCTTTGCTGTCGGTATCTGACAGGCTCTTGTTGGCTTCTTTGTTGTCGACCATAATCGTGCCGAACAACTCAAATATAGAGGTTGCCATCAGATTACCTCCTTCTTCCATTTTAAATTCAAAATCTTTTCTGTTTTATCGAGTATCTGCTCTGCAGTATGCTGTGGTTCGGGCGGTCTCGTCGAATCCTTGACAAAGTTTTCAAACGTCATGAAATTTTCTTCTTTCATAAACGGGTATATCTGCACATACAGACTCCACATTTTGTCCATTTTGGCGCTTTCAAAGCCCTGGTTGATTATTTGTACCCCGTAGTCAAAAGGAAGCAAATCAAGGCTGTTTCCATACGTTCTGTAGACAAATTCTACCGTCCAAATATCAGCTTGGAGACTTTCGAGAAAAAATCCTTCCACTGCTGAACCCCGTTGTCTTTCGTGATCGAATCGATAATCTCCAACGGGTCACCATTTTCTATTTCTTCCGGTGTTCTCCCCATCACATCCGCTACAAATACATATATTTCTCTTTCAACTGACTTATCGCTTACCTTGCTCATGACTGTCAGCACCATTTCAATACCCATGTCAAGAGTGGTAGCCTTTTCGTCTCTGGTTGCTATCTGTCTCAGTTCATCTTTCACGTTCATCTTTGTGATGATCCTCGACATCGTAAATACGTCCTTAGTCACTAAAGCTCTCATAGATATAAACCTCCTTAAAAAAAATAAAGGGCAGACTTATGAAAAATCTGCCCTAATTACGCGTTTTGAGTAAATATTAAGCCGGATCAACAACTGTGACAACGATTGCCAGAGTGTTGGGCTCTGTAGCTTCATCTTCAACTTCAACGATGCACTCACCATCAGCAACTCCGGCGATTGTGATCGTTCCGCTGGATACATTAGCTGTAGCCTTTGCATTACTTGGAGTTGCAGTGATGGCTGTATCATAACCGGTAATATTAACAGTTACGGTAGCGCCTTCTTCAACTGTTACTCTGTACTTGCTGGCCTGCATTATATCCGGATAGTAGATATCGAACGGAACATCGCTCAGAGTTTCAATGGTATATCTGCCCTGGAACTTAACCGGAACCTTACCTTCATTGCCGTTCTGAATCTGCATCTGAAGGTTTCCGTCACCGATTGCATTCCTGAGCTGAAGGATTATAGGAGCATCTGATCCGGACATCGAACCAACAAAAGTAATGTTGGTAAAATAGTCTGTGGTGTCAAAATCAAGCTTTCCTTCAATATGTGTATAACCATCTGCATGAGTGCTCTTAGCAGCTCCGAGCGCAGCCTTGATAGTTTCAACAGTTACTTCAAGGAATGTGGTCTCAAGGGTTACTTCCCAGCTATCAATCTCTTCAAGATCGGCTACAACTCCCGGGATACCGTCAACTTCGATATTCCTTACAGATGCTGTAGCTGTGAAAGTGGAACCGCCCTGAGTAGCTCCGAGAAGCTTTCCTGCTGCTCTTGCGCTCTCGTAGGTATCTGTACCTACTACAAAGTTTTTGAAGATAGCGCCCTCACCCAGGAGGAGCTTCTTCTTTGTGTTAGCATTCAATCCACTTCTTAACTTGTGCATTTATTTTCTCCTTTCAGCCCTGATATGTTGCCGTGAATGACAGATTGATATGTTTTATGTCCTTGTCTTCGTCAATCACCCATTTCAGGTCACTATTTGTGTATATGGCAGCAGTAAACAACGGGTCTGAGAGAACTATCCCGTCAAGCAGTTCTTCAAGATCATCTGCCAGGTTTGAAAGAGCAGCTTCGCCTCCTCGGGTTCCCCAGAGATCAAGCTCTATCACTATCCGGATATCCGATATCACCCGCACGTCAAACACCACAAACGGGAACGTCTTCTTCTCAACAGCTTCTCGGAGGTAAACTCTTGCACATTTTGCCAGCATTTCGGACCTCAGTCTTTTACAAAATGCCATTAGTGATCTGTTGATTATCATTCGTCTCCTCCTTGATATGCCTTTTCACTGGTACCATTAAGCGCTGCTGCAGTGCCCTGCAGACCTGTCAGATATTTTGATTCGATTTCGATGATAGTCGGAATATTACGCTCAACATTAGTCCTTAAGATGGCTTTTTTCGGCATCTTGCTTGTTCCGAGTTCCTGCTCGGTACCATACCAGGTCTTGTGCTTGATCCCGACTTGCAGGTCGCATTCTTTAGCCCTGACCCAATACTGGAAAGCAGAACTCTTGCCTTTTATCCTGTTTGCCATCCTTCCGTTCTTCCGCAGACCTTTCCAGAGCTTAAAAGCATTCGTGTTACACTGTCGTGATACAAACTTACCCACGTCACGAAGAGCAGCACGGGTAAGCTCCCGGATGCTGTACTGGCAGTAATCCACGTTTGAGACGTATTTCACTCCGTCCTTATCGAATTTGACTACTGATTTCGGAACGCTCATTCGTCATCAACTCCATATACGGTTATTTCTATCTTGTTATGGTCTCTGTAAGTCCTGAGCACATTGTAGACCTTCGAATTGTAGACCACTTCTTTTTCGTCTTGGTAATCATAATAATCAGCCAACACAAACTTGAAGGTCGGCTTCAATCCGTCAGCCTGAGCCTGGTAAAACTCAGTCTGTCCGATGCTCCTGAGCTGTGCAAAGACCTGTCTATCTGTTGCTTTACGAGTCGGAATTCCATAATCGTCAGTGGTTTCGGTGTAGCTTCGAAGTTTTATTACTTCGTTATACATCATCATCACCGCCTTCAGAAGGTTCCGGATCGGGTTCCGGTTCCGGCTCCGGCTCTGGATCAGGATTAGACGGTACAAAGGTGGACTTACGCAAGCAGTCCAACTGATATTTCCAAGATTTCTCATATGCTTCCATCTCAGAGATAGTGTCAGCGTTTCGCATCTGGCAGAACGTGATGATTGCATCAGTGACTAACAGATTGTTTGTATCTGCAACCACTGCGGCATCCATCCCATTACGTTCCATTTCCTGCTTTGCTATGCTTATCTGCTGTGTCAGCAGACTGTCGAGAGCAGTATGAGATATCCTTAAAGCTGTCTTAACATCGTCTAAGATTGCCATTTAATAAGTCCTCCTAACTTGTCAAGGGCTACGGAAATCCGCAGCCCTCTCAAGGGGTTTATCTATAAGAGTCACGCTTCTTTCGTGACAGTCACAGTGTATATATTATCGCCGTCATCACCTGTTACAGTGATTGTCAGTGTGTTTTCTCCAACGTCCCAGCTTGCGCTTGACTCGTTCTCGATCTCAGTCTCTCCAACCATGATCGTGAGTAATGCCTCTTCTGAAGTAGGAGTGGCTGTAACCTTGTTTGTAGCATTCGATGTGGTACATGTATACGATGTCACATCCGAGCTAAACTCAGGCGTTAAGGTAAGAGCACCGATTGTCAATGCTGACAAGGTATTTTCAATAGGCTCCGGCGGTTCGTATGTTGATGTGACGGTCACTGTATAAGTAGTGCTTCCATCATCTCCGGTAACCTTGATTGTCAGCACGTTCTCCGAGCTGTCCGGAGTCCATGTTACATCGCTGCCGTTCTCAACTGTTACACCATTAAGCTTGATAAGCACTGTTGCATCTGAGCTTTCCGGTGTAGCGGTAACCTTATCCTTAGCGTTTGCCGTTGTGGTTGTATATGTAGTAGTTCCTGCTGCAAACTCAGGTGTTAAAGTAAGCGAGCCTATAGTCAGCCCCTTTAGGCTCTTACTTATGGGGTCTTTGCGATGGTAAGAGCTACGAAGCCCTTGCTTACCTTAACCTTGCCGCCAACTTCAACGTCACCAACAATAGTGTCCATAAGGCTTGTGAATGCGAAGTCCTCAGAAACACGTACTTCGTAAGCACTGAAAAGGTCAAGCTCGAAGTTCTTAGGATCGCCATATACCATTGTTCTCTGCTTAGCAGTTGCGCTCTGTGAAGTTCCTGCGCAAGCGGTAAGTGCTGAACAGATGCAGTATTTTACAGCTAAGCCGCCATCCTTGATGATACCGGTGTTAGGATTTGCATCAGGGATGATCTCATAAACAGCCTTCTTCTCATTGGTGCCTCTTATATCACCAAGAGCTACAAGGTCAGTCTTGTTAAGGAAGAGCACGCCCTGTCCGCCTGAATACTCATCACCGCCGTAGCTGAGCACGAGATCTCTAAGTGTGGTAGCTCCGACTGTTCCCTTGTTGCTGCCATCAAGTGCTGCTGTTACTTCGTCAACCAGAGTAGAAGCCTTGAGGTCTGCTGCGATGATTGCAGCTGTAGCCTTTGCACGGAGTGCCTGAAGAGCAAGTTTCCTTGTCTTAGCTTCGTACTGAAGAGGGCTCTGCTTCTTAGCCTGCTTTGAAATCTGGCTGAATACACCGAGGCTTGTAGGCTGGATCTCAACATATCCGAATGTAGGATCGCTTGCGGTACCGCTATTGATTGCGCTGCCTTCTGTCTGTGAGCTTGCTGTCATGCCAGCTGATACATAAGCAACCTTGTTGCTGCCCATGCCTTCGCAGTTCTCAACATATACCATATCAATGATGGAGCTTTCTCCGTCATTCATGTCATTGATGCCGCTAACGCCGGTAGGTGTTGCAAGTGTGCCGCCTGAAACAAGTGTAGCTCTCTTGGAGATTGCTGATCTTGTCTCCTCTACGCTGATAGTAGTCTTCTTCGTCTCTGCGAATGTCTTGGCTCTTT